GCTTTTATATATAATATTGTAATGTCGCTTACATTCTCTACCATTGTAACGCTATTATTATGGTTATTTCTATTAGCTGCGTTTTTAAAATATTCATAACATTCCGTCATATTTTTATCCAACAAATGCTGAATATATAATATACTCCGTGCGTCTGTTGATAAATCGGATGTCGTAACGGTAATACTAAGTATTTTAATAAACTCGTTTTCACCAATTAATAATTGCTCTTTTTTTTTTATATAAGCATTATATAACGCAATTAATTTGGAGTTTGTATTTTTTTTAGTAAACTCTTGTATTTGTTCGCTAGTTACTAACAATGACAGCGTTATTGGATCTCTTATAATATCTCGTTTATTTGTATAGTTCACGGGATAATTTTGCTGTAACAACTCGCTAAAAATAGATTGCGATCTCTCTGTAAATTCCTCTATAACTTGGATCAAACTAACATTCTCTTGTAGCAATTTAATATCTAATTCTTCATTGTCTATTTTGTTAATGCTGACACTGCTTTCCAATACCGACTGTACCAACGACGCTGCTGCTAAATCGCCTTGTCGCAAATGCTTCGGGATACTATTAAGCTCTTCTTCTGCTTGTATAATATCTTTGTTGGATAACGATGAATAAGGAGCTATCAATTTATCAAGCGGCTTCGTATCCAGTGCCCAATTATTTTTGCGCCAATTAAAACCTACAATCGTATATGGTTTTTTATTTATGTAAAATAAACTGTTAGTACTAAATAATGTTTGTAAAGTTATTTCTATATTTTTAGTTATGGTTCCTCTTTCTTTGGCTTCTTCTAATAGGGCATTGAATTCTGTGTCATCTATAGTGTCATCCAAGCTATACTTTTTCTCTTGCATATATCTAAAATTACTTAATACGCGATTAATCATAGTTTCAAATTCATTCGGATTAAAAAACTGCGTGTATTTGGCGGTTGGAGGCGCTTCTTTTGGCAGATTAAAAATCGGATTTTTAAAATATTCTATTGAAAATTCAAAATACACATTTTGACTAGTGCTACTAGGTACCGACATTGACGGCTCATATCGCATTTTATAAAAATTAGGTATACGCGTTTTTACGTATATAATTAATGTGTTTGGTATTTTAATCTTTTTTGGAGGTTTTTTTTTTACATCTATTTCTTCTGCCTTTTTCTCTTCTTCTGCTTCTGCTTCGGGTTCTTCTTCCTCATCAGTCGTCACCACATGCCTATCATCACCATTTACACCATATTTTTTTCTAACTACATTTGTCGGTTCATTTCTGTTTGTATCCAAACTAATTTCTTTCATTATTTCGTTAGGGTCTAATATAAATTTAATGTCCGCGTCTGTTATGTTAAATTGTATATTATTTAATGATTTTGGATGATATAATACAGATGTCATACTTATAATAATTAAAGATTTTTAAATTATTATATTGGTAAAAGGAAATTCAGAATACTAATAATGCGTTTTGCGACTGTCAGCTAAATAATTGCCATATAATGTAAAGTTTTCACGCTGTTTTTGTTTTTGTTTTTCTCGTTTTGCCTTTTCTAAAACCACTATAGCGTTATTTATTTCATCTTCGGTTACCTTTCCGTCATTATTTTCATCAACTAGTTTAGCTAATATTCTGTATTTTTCGGGAACACAGCAATATGGGCTTTCTTCGTTAAACAAATGGTCAGATAATATGGTAAAAACGGCTGTCAATACTAAAGAAGTGTAAATATCACGAGTACCCATCCATGCCATCGCAAATACTAACAACTGTTTTGTTATGTTTAGCTTTAAATACTCTTCTGTAGATTTACTAAATTGTATGGAAATAAACTTGGACCCGACGTTTAACAAAATCATTACTACACCGGCAAAAAATTTACTATTATTTAAAAACAGTATATGATTATGAACAAAGTTTGTGACATTATAAAATACATTTGACATTTATATTAAAATAATATAAAAATATTTAGTAAATATTCCATTTTCGCAGTTTATTCATTATAAATTGAAACCCATAATCATTAAGAGCACGATCATAATATTGATTCATGTGGCGCACATAGGGACGATAAAATGCGCGAATGCGAGGAGTAAATGGTTCCTCTAATCTGTTAGTGGAATGAATTAACCATATTAACACAATTACAATAACAACTATCGCTATCGGCCATAAATATTTTTTACGCATATATATTATTTACATTTTATAAAAAATTGATTATTTAATAAATTTAAACATATTATTAAATAATAACAATATGAGCGACACTGTTAATCAAGAGTTTAATAAATCATCTTTATCATTGACGAAACAATTGTCAAAAGATGTCAAAAAATCGCAAGGTATTTACTTCACTCCTCCCTCTATTTCGCACCAATTGGTTACAAAAGCTCTGTCTAACCTACAAATACCCACCGATGATGCGACCAAAATATCCATATTAGAACCGTCTTGTGGATCTTGTGAAATCATATGCGCAATTGATTCTGCTATCAAAAATGTCTCTATTACGGGTATTGAATTGAACTCCGACATTTATAAAGAAATAACAACAATGACATTTACAAATCCAACCGAATTAATAAATGCCGACTTTATCACATTGGAACACGAGAAGCAATACGATGCTATATTAGGAAATCCGCCCTATTTTGTCTGTAAAAAAGAAGCAGTTCCTCCAAAATACAGCGAGTTCATTGTAGGTCGGCCTAATATGTTCGGCATTTTTATTCTTCATTCATTGTCTAAACTGAAAATAGGCGGAATATTGGCCTTTGTAATACCCAAAAGTTTTCTAAATTCCATGTATTATGCTAACATTCGCAATTATATAAAGCAGACTTGTTGTATATTGGCCATTGATGATTACAAAACTAACAATGATTTCCTAGAGACCAAGCAATCTACATTTGGCCTAATCATAAAAAAACTGAATAGTGAATCATCATTCGGTGACTGCTGCGGCTATTCATTGAGATTAAACGGCAATTTTATATTTACTTCCGACGCCGAATATTTGAAAACATTTTTTGAAAATTCAACCACCATTCAACAATTAGGGTTGGCCGTAAAAACGGGTCCTATTGTTTGGAACGAACGCAAAGACCAACTAACAAATGACGAAACACAAACCATTTTGTTATATAACACAAATGTAACAAATGATAATAAAATAAAATTGACCACATTTAAAAATGGTGAAAAGACGCAATATATAAATGCGGTCGGATCAACCGATCCGATCATTGTCGTTAACCGAGGCAATGGCAACGCTAGCTATAAATTTAAATACGCATTGGTGGATCGTCTTATGCCATTTGTAGTTGAAAACCACCTAAACATTATATATTCGCCTCTGCCTATGGAAAAAAACAAACTAATTAATATTTACAAACAAATTATACGCGGGTTTGAAAACCCCAAAACAGAGAAATTCATTGAAATGTTTTTCGGAAATAACGGCTTGTCTAAAACAGAGTTGGAAACCATTGTGCCTATTTATCTATAAATGAAAACTTCCATCGCGGATTCGCTATGCCATTATTGTTGCCCCAATTTAGCCGCACTCGTATGTCATACATTAAATTCTCTACAGCGACGTCAAAATATAATTTGTTAACACTATTCGGTTTTATACCCAAAATTGCTATTTTTTCCACATCAATCGTCTGAACGTGAAACATATTTTTGTCCCATAGCAGAAATACTTTGTTAGTCTGCGAATCTTGTATTTTTTTAGCTATTTTGTCAAATTTGAATTGTTGCGCATATGTGCTAAGAAATTGGTCGCGAGACTCGTCCACTAACTCGGTTTTTTGTTTTTTATTTTGGTCTTTATTCTCGTACAACTTCCTAAAAAACGGATGCTTATATTTGATATCACTTACATGCTGTAAATAGGTCGGCTTATCGGGCTTTAAATCCGACACTGAAACCGAAGCCATGTCAATTGCCAAATACTTATCTAAAAAGTGGTCGTAATAGTATTCGGCATAAGAGTATTCAAACATGTCAAATGTAGCCTTACAATCTTTGTCATATAGCTCAAGAAACTGAACCAAATTTTTGACGTCTGAATTGTTGTTTTTAAACTCTACTTTAACCGAATGAATTGGCACATTTAAAGGATTAAGATAACTAACAAGAAAGTCGTAGTTGAATGTCATGCCCCCCTTATGGGCAATTTCAATAGTTTTATAAGGCTGCTCGCATAGTGTATGTAACGCATTGCGCAATCCGTCGCGAATATGACGCCAATACTCACCGTATGCCGAGTCTACAAAATAGTCTTCAGACACGCAAAATATATTAGTTATTATTAGCTCTCTTAGTCGGTTAGTTGAATCGTTATCTGATTTGCTGTTTGAAGTTGTAAATACTAAAATATCTTCGGGTTCAATTATTTCAAATTCAATAGGCGTGGGCATTTTTTTAGCCATACATAGTGTTTATATAATGTCTTTATGCTGTTAAATTTGAAGACATTATATAATCAATTTTTTTAGATTTATACGCATTTGCGTGATTACTAATATTAATAAGCATTTTGCAAAATTAATAAGCATTTTGCAAAATTAATAAGCATTTTGTAAATTATACATGCCACTATAGGATGTCAAACAAGGGCAAAACGCCTCTGTTAGTGTAGCGGATGATGTGGTGGTGGTGGGCATATTAGCGGCCACATTTTCGTCGGAGCTTGTCATAGTAGAGCTTACGGGCAGTGTGCTGGAATTTTTAGGTAAAATGCTGTTTCTAATATCTTCTCTATCTATGCCGGCAGTAACTGCTTTTTCCTTTAATTGGCTAATAGTGGGTGCAACTGTCTCTTCAGCTAATTGAGCAGCCGCATCTCTAGTTAACACTTTTTGTTTTCCAGTTGAAACGGTGTCGTCGCCGATAGTAGTAGGAGCAGTAGTTCCCATCATGTCTAAACCTTCAGAGAAGGTAGTATATTGTTCCAACACAATTATTAAGGCTAAAACAACTAACAATCCTAAAGTTATGTTATGTGTAGCAAAAAATACGACAACAATTAATAGTATTAATCGGCCAATAAAATTGTCATATAAATTATATATCCATCTAGGATTAATTGCAATAATAACAACTAAAAAAATGAATAAATAAATACATTTGTTGGATTCCATCATGTTATAATTATATAATATATTTTTTATAGTTTTCAATTTCAGTTTGTTTAATAAATAATTATCTTGTTTTTTATTAAGAGAATGTCTTATTTAGCAATGTCAGCCGCACCAATTGAAAATGAAAACAATAATGGTAATTATAACACAGATACTATTATTAATAAGAAGAAATATGCGAATACATCTCATTCTAAAACCCAAAAACAGCGTCTACCGCTAAGCGACTTTGATCCACAGAAGGTAAACTCGGTGCTTCAGTCTATCCATAATACTACTACTGATGATAGCGAATTAGGAAATTACAGCCCACATGGGAATTCCGAATCGGCAAAACACTCCGATAATTTTAAACCACTTAATCCATATGATTTTCCATCCAAGCCTATGTCTATGGGAGGCGAACGCACTAAAAACCCAAATACAAACCCACATGTAGAAGGAATGACAAATAAGGGTGACAATCTTGTGCCTATGCCAGTTGAAGACGACAACTTGGAGCTACAAAACTTACAGTCTAATTTTTTAAATGATGCCGAGGTTAAAAATTATTTTAAGCGGTTGGTGCCGAATTATAACCATAAGCAAAATAACAATCAAAAACAGAACCAATACCAAAACCATAGCGCCTATCCGAAATCCATAAATAATTTTGAAAATCTAGATAGCAACCAAGTTCTTATAGAAAAACTAAATTATATGATTAATTTACTAGAAGAGCAGCAAGACCAAAAAACGGGAAATGTCACCGAAGAGGTTGTATTATATTCTTTTTTAGGCGTTTTTATTATTTTTATTGTTGACAGTTTTGTTCGGGTTGGAAAATATGTAAGATAATCATGATTACAACAAATGTATCCTAATTATCTCTATACTAATATTATAACCTTTGGTATTATAACCTTTGGTATTATAACCTTTGGTATTATAACCTTTGGTATTAGCGTCGTCTTGACTGCTTGTGTTTGCGGTGCTTTTTAGTTCGTTTGAACCTTCCTCCATCTCCGTGATAAATTACATTACCTTTTCCATTTGCCACACCCCCCGCTCCAAATATATAAGCAAACATGACTATAAACGCGGCCAAACTGCTAAAAAAATTTTGCGCGAGTCCCGTTAGCTGCATGCCATTTACTTTACGTTTTATATATTCAGAAATGTCCTCTAATAGCATTTGAATTTGCGCAATAGTCGTAGAATTATTACTATCTTCATTCTGGTTATCAATCTGCAACGTAATATCCAACAAATCAAAAAAACTATTTACTTGTGATTTTATAGATGACGGTATAAATGTCTGGATGCTGCTTTTAATGCGTTGTATCATGGTGTTTTTACTTGGTGGCTTTTGATATGGTTGCGGTGCTTGCGGCATTTGCTGGTTATAAGGCGAGTTGTAACTAAATAGTTTATTGGCTGCTCTCTCGTAAAAATTTGACATATATATTATTAGTTGCTAAAATAATATAAAACTAATTCAACAAAACAATATTTAGAATTCATTACTTATTCAATATTTTGAACGCCTTGATTTTTTATAATACGACATGTATTTTTTATTTCTTGTTTTTGATTTGCGACTACGTTTTAACCCGCCTTCTATTTGCCGGGCATCTTGTTCGTTACTTTTAGAAGCAGTTGTTGGCGCAAAACTTGAATAATCTTGATTAATAAACTCGTTAATATTTTTAGGCAGTAAAGGTATGTTGAGTGGGTCACTTATACTAACTATATTACTAGGTAACAAATTATCGCAACTATTTAATTGATTTAATTCATCGGGAGTATAAGTAACATCATAACTCTCATTTGGAACATCGGGTACTTTTATTGACGTCGCTTGCGAAAACTCGGCGGCATTTGTAGTGTCCTTTGTTAATTTTAATAATAAAGACATATCGGGATTACATTTACAACCCAAAAAAGTCAATAATATTTTAGCACATATTGTAATATTTTGACTTGTTCTATAAATTTCGGGAACAATAACATCGTTAAGTTCATCTACTCTATCATAAAATCCGTGTCTTATTTTTCCTCTTAAATTAGATAACGTAGTAGGGTCGCTAAATGCCTTATCAATTGTATCTATGTATTTATTACCACCTTCATCTACAATTGTTAAACTTTCTACTGGAAATATATCATATAATAATGTAATACATCTACAAAGCGCCAAAGCTGTAATTGGCCACGCTTTTTCATGAATAACTTCAAAAATTATAAGTTTTATTAATTTTTTGTATGCCTTGGTTTTTTCATCATCAGTTTTTTTTATTGAAATAATTGGCAACAAAAATCTGTTAGTAAAATCATACATATAATAATAAAATTTATCTTCGCTTATAATATTAAATGGATCTCTTTTGGTATAATAAGCTTGATGTTTTACATATCTATCGTAATAAGCAGACGTTTCTTGAATTTGACGTCTAGCGTGCTGGACATCGTGTGCCCAATAATCAATTGGCGAGTTTAAATATTGGTCTGCCCAAGTTGGCTCCGAAGTCACTCCTAATATTAAAATTGGAACACATCTGATTTTAATAAAAAAAGTCGCGCCAGTAGGAAGATACGTTGGAACAACAATGTTGTCGGGATTTGAACCAAGTACAATATAATCTAAATAAGAACGATATCTAAAATTGTGATAAAAATTTGGCAATGGCTCTTTAGATGTTTCTCTGTAATATGAATCCAATAATATTAACATACTTTCGATTGCGTAAAGAGTACTAACATATGGAAAAAAATACCTTGATGTTGTCATTATAGCAATTAATTTGTGCATTAAAACTTCTAACTGTGTTTTTTTATCTTGTGAACTCTGATAATATTTAAATATATCTGATTGAAACAACGGCTCTATTAAATAGGCAACTACCCCTTTAAATTCGGGAAATGATGCCATTTGCCCTTTTAGCACTAGTCTATCTTTTAGTTCTTTATATGTATTGTATGAGTCGTTTTGTAATTTTCTAATAAATTCTAAATGCTCGTCTTTCCAAGATCCAAAGTTTGTTGTTGTTAAATATTCTACTATTTTTGCCAATGGTTCATTAACCCTTACATCTTTTCTTTTTTGAGCATCTTCTCCCTCTGTTATTATTGGCTCTTGAAATGCCATTGTTTGTATTTGCGTATTATTCATATATATATATAATATATATGTATAATTATAATAAATTATTATCTAAATATAATAATTAAATAAAATAAGATGTTTAGAGGCTATCGCAACCATTTAATAAACAAAACGGCTACAAATACAAACACCACCACCATAAATAATCTGCCCTATATAGCGAAATGCTCCAAGTGCCAAAAATATAATCAGATTGTTAGTTCATTTGCGGCGACCAATATCCAAAAATGTATGTTTTGCGGGCAACCGTTCTATATTATACGCATGTAAACCCTTGCGAATTCCATAACTTATGGATATAAAATCAGCTTATACTAATTAATAATTAGGCATTTGTTAGATGGAAATGTGCTATATGCGAAATTATAAAAGAAATACGCAGTAGGTGAACTAACAAGTGGAATGGTCTTTTTCATTAAATTATCAATAATACACCGATTGTCACTAATGTCTTCAACAATTAAATATTGGAAATAATTTTGATTCTGTTTCTGGTTCTGGTTTTGATTCTGATCTGTAATAAGCGACCAAACCGACATTTTAAACCCATCAATGAAATCCGTGTTAGTTAAAATGGTCCCATTTACGGCCGCAATACACGCAAGTATTTCTTTGCCCGCTTCAATATAAGTACAAGTCTTTTTAAATATATAAGCCGCCACTATATTACCGTCTAATATAATCATTTTTATAAAAACATTTTTCGTATTTACTAGCTCAATTAAATTACTAATTGCGGGCATAATAGTGATACCCCATTTGTTGTTAGTGCTCTCTTCTTTGATAAAATTATATAAATAATACATATTTTGTTTGTCACCCGTCAGCAAAGAATATTGATTATTTAACATATTGGGCATTTTCCAAGACCGCATACTGAAACAATACGTCGTGTAAATGGTTAGCGGTATTATCCCCGTTAGTTCCTCTTCGCGCTTAAACAAACTAACAGATATTTTCCTATTCTGATGCGACTGTACGTATTCGTGCGTTTGTATGATTTGAGGCGCAATCTGTTTTTTCCGCCAATGTTTATGGACGCACAAATAATCTACATAATACACGTCCATTGTTTTTATAGTTTGGTTTATATAGATACTAACAGTAAGCGGTCTAGACGTCATTACTCCTACCATTTTTTGGCTATCTATCGTGGTTTGCGTTTTTTGGTCTATTAATACTTCGGGCTGATAATAAATGGACCAAAATGCCGAATGATTGTGTCCTTCAAAATAGGGCAACACATTTTCTTGTTTGGGGCTATACGTGTTTTCTTTGTTTTGCAAATAATGCTGTTGGATTAGCAGTATGGCGCGTGTTAAATCGCCTTTATTTAACTCTTCAAATCGGCAAGTTTTTATATTCTTAAAATTGGTATAACGGTTTTTGGCCGGCAGCTCCTCACGAATAATGCCAACATTGAAAAACCAGTAATACAAGTCGTAGAAATGGAAGACCGGTTGTAGCGCCCAAAATCTATATTTGAGGCGTATATAGAGGAAAAAGATTATTAAAAACAATATAAAGCCGGCGATTATATAAAGTAGAATCATTTGTTAGTTTGTTTTAAGTATTTAACTATTTTAATATAATAATATAAACACAAATAATGGTTTATGTTATATTATGGAATTGGACTCATTACATTTGGACTCATTACATTTGGACTCATTACATTTGGACTCATTACATTTGGACTTATCATCAGATTTGGAAGTAGACGTGTTTATTGAGATTTCTAAAAATTCGCATATCAAATACGAATATGACAAGGAATTGAAGGCGCTTATTTGCGACCGAGTGCTTCACACGCCCTTCAAATATGAGTTCAATTATGGCTTCATACCGAACACGCTGAGTTTGGATGGTGACCCAATTGATGTCGCCGTGCTAATGGACGACGAATTGTTGCCTGGTTGCTACATTAAATGTAAAATTATAGGCGTATTGGAGACGAAAGACGACCAAGGCGACGATCCAAAGCTGATTATGTGCCCGGCGAAAAAAGTGGATCCCCGATATAACCGATTTAACGACATTGGAGATATTCACAGCTCTACATTGGATAAAATTAAATATTTTTTTGAGCATTACAAGGACTTGGAGAACAAAAAAGTGGAGGTAGGTAAATGGTTAGATAAAAAGGCGGCTATTGAGATATACAAAAAATCAATTGAGAATTATAACAAGAATAAAAGCTAGCGAATCAGATTAGTTTATGTAGACCTACATAGAGAGCAGATATGAAAACCATTTTGCGAACACGTGTAGTAGCAATTGTTACAAACCACGTGGCGGCATCGGAAACGCTGTAATGTTGGAGCATTAGTTAGGCAAATAGGGCATTCATTTTCTGTCACCGATTGAGTTATAATAGGGTTAATATCTGTGTCTAATGGCAGCAGATTGGTATTCAAGTTTTCTAATTCGGGATACACTCTGTTACGGTTGCGAATATAAAATGATATGTTCATATCTCTGCCCCACTTGTTTTTTAGACAGATGTCCGATGGTTGGATTGGTTGCCCGGCCTCTGCCGGAATCCCCGGAGCATCTTGTCCGGTTACTACGATATCAATGGCTTCCATGTTATACACTCGCCTCAAATGTGGCATCATTGTTTCTAGAAATTGTGTAACAGTCCACCCGGGGTTAATGGGAAACGTAAAAGTATTTGTAGTAAACACTTCCTTAAATGTGACGGGAATACCAGTTAGCGACATATTAGTTATGGGTATGATGTATGAATAGTTTATATATTCTTTAAATATTTTAAGAAAATATAAATCAATTTTTTGTTTCTTTAAATTCTAATTTTTATTATATTGTTCCACGTATTTATCTGTTTTAGCGCATTTATACTTAAGTGAACCGACTCTTTCATAGCATAATCACTGATTAACAGCTTATCCGTGTTATAGTTGAAAACACGCGTATAGAATAGGTCTAGTGCGTCGCGATATGCTTCCGTTAAGAGACTACCTTGATTCAGTTTAAAGGAGATACAACGATCAAAATCGTAGGAACATAGCAAGTCAGCTTCACGAACGACATGATACGCCATTTCATATTCACCCAATTCGGGATAGCCATTCTTTTTCACCGTGGAATACGACATGGTTTCCATTATCTGCTTTGTGTAAAACAGCTCATCTCTATTTAGTTTGTCTTGTAGAAACTCGTCAATCTCTTTTATACCCTCTGTTTGGCTCATATATTTTTTGTCGCACATATCGTGTAGCACGGCAGCACTATAAATCACATTGGTTTGCTGCTCTAGATAAGGAAACATGTCTAATTGGCTGCGGTAAAGTTCATCGGCGTAGCGCAGTACTGCCATACTATGCATCTCGGAATGAGATGAATCAATATTGTATTTTTTTGACATTGCTAGAACAAACGCAAACAGTTGATTTAGCGCGACCATATTCTTAATATATTTGTATATAATAATATATTAAGATCTCTTTAAATCACATTTACTAATATTAATATCGTTTGACTCGTGTTTTGGTTTTACGGTTGTGCCGTTTTGTGTGTTTTTTACCCTTCTTATTCTTATTTTTATATTTTTTACCGGCTTCTTGATATCTCATTGTTGGCGTTGATAAATAGACAGCCAAATCCTCTATGGGAAATGGTGTTATTTCAATTATTTGCGGCCATATTGGATCGAGTGAAATAACAGTGTAATCAACGTTAGGTATTAATGCCGCCATTAAATTCTGGAAGATACTTTCGTCAGTTATATTGTTTATTAAAGTTCTAAATATTCTTCTATTATCATTCATATGTGATTGTATATGACTATTTCCAGCTTCATGATTAATACCATATTCGCCAACAAAATTTTGAACTTGATATGGCGTTGAATGTTGTTGGTCAACGTCTTCTATACAAACAGTAGTGCCTAGCTTAGCCCAAAAACGAATAACGTCTTGTTGCCGTAGATCGGGTTGATTGCTAATCCGATTTAATGGATTTATAATACAAGTTGAAACTGTATCGTCTCTAAATTCAAGACAAGTATATTTTGCGTAACGTGTCATGATACTGCCATCGGTGGTTGTTATTTTATTTTTTTGTAAAGCGGATTGTGTATTAGTATTTAAAAAAAAACAAGACATTCCGTCATTATGAAAACGTACTTTATTTAATTGTTGGGGGTTTGTTTTAGGGGTGTCTAATACAACAAAGTATGCTTGCGCGCTTGGCAAAAGATTAAATTTTAGTATTTTTAAAAGTGCGTTATAAATTCTATACATTTTTGCTTCATAAGTATCCTCTTGAAAATTAACTTCATTATTGAAATAAACAACTTCACGGCTTGCGGGAAGAAATATAAAAGCGGCGTTTCTCATAAATACCCAGTTTTGGTTACTTATATTTTTATACGTGTCGCTAGGCACTCTTGTTCCCATATTCATACCATATGTTTCCTCAATTTGCTGAATAGCTGGCCAATCGGTTTCGGGAGTTAATTGACCAATCCCTAAAACTGTTTGATAATTATTTTGTTGAAGCGTTGGATTATTATAAACCAAAGTTATTCCGTGCATTGGTTCAAAATAGGGAATCATTGGTCCTATCTCTTGGTT